GAGCGAGCCCGACGAACGAAGCCCCGGATGCAAAGGGAAGCCCCGGGGCTTGGATTCATACCTGTTCGATTCGTTATCTTCTATTTAACATAATATACAGAGTCGATCCGTCAGCCAGATCCCATAGGGCAGGGCAATCAAGCCAAAAATCGTTGCAGCTGAATGGCTTACCGCTTGAAATCGGCGTTTCCATACGGCCGCCTTTTCCGTGTTATCTGCGCGTTCTGCTCGTTCGATTTCAGCCGCAGCGATGATTTCCATCGCGTCTATCCCTAAGCCTTCCGCTACTTTCCAGGCTGTGTCGTTGTCCAGCGTTCCGCCGTGCCGACGGTATCTGGTCATCGTCGGTGTCTTGATCCCCAGGCCCTTCGCGATCTGGTAGTCCGTTTCCCAGCCTTTCAGCGCGGCCAGCTGGTCGATGTAATCCAGGGTTTTGTTCATTCGGTGTTCCTCCTGCCGGCAATACTAGCCTCTAACGTTCAACCCCTACAATTATCTAAACCCCTTGATGCCTATACCCCTTTAGTGCTATATCTGCGCGTATACCTACAGGGGTCTAACTAGAACAAGGGGAATGGGGATGACCAACATCGACTTTGCCGCCGCCGCTCAGCGCGACCGGATCGCCCGCCGCCGCTTCACTATTGAGTGCCGTCGCACCGGCATTCAGCCGTTCCCCGGTTTGACCTGGTCAGGCGATGCGGCCCAGCGATCCCTTGAGCGCCTGCGGGCCTTGCGTCGTTTCCGGAACCATGATTTGCAGCTAGTCGAAGTTCCGGAGCCCGCTTGATGAGGCGCCGGGCCCGCACCCAGGTCGAGCTGGATTTCCGCAAGGCGTTGCTGCACGGTCGCCCGTTCATCCGCCTGGAGGTCACCGAGTTTGCAAATGGAAACAGGCTTCATCGTTTTCATTTCAAACTTGGGGGCCGTGACCGCTTCCACGGAGTTGTAGCCCCTGCGCCGCTTTGGGCGGCGCGAATCTCGCACCCGATCCCGGCCCCTGGCCGGGATGACAGGCCGCAGAACGCCCCTGAAGGCCGCACAAGCGTTTCACGGCCGATACCTTGCCCCCCGAAGCCCTGGGACCCTCTAGGCCCCCAAACGGCTTCTCAGCGCACGCTAGCGCGCTTCCGGGCAGCCCGGCGCCCCGCTGCGGCACCGAACGGGAATCCCCGCCCTGAACAACGCCTTTCACGGCCTAAGCAGCTGCTCCTGTTCGAGCTACAGCGTGATTTCGTTTCCGTGCCCCCGGCCCACTCCCCCGAATCGATCCCCCAGGCCGGGGTTTTTTCTTCCGCCGACCGAGCAGGTTGGGGAGTTGCGGCCCTAGTAACACCGCAACTTAGTCCCATGGGTGGGACTTCCACCGAACATTTGGACAGTACGCAACTTAGTCTCACCAGTGAGACTGGGGGTGCCAAATGATGATCGACTGGCTGACCATCCGGGTCCCCTACGAGAGCCTGTCCGAGGCTTCCAGGGCCAAGGTGTTGGCCATGGGTGACCGGATCACCCGCTACTGCCCGCAAACAGGTGAGGAACGGTGGACCTCTACGGCCTGGGACAGCATCCGGAGCGATTCTCACCAGATCAGCGTCAGGGCAGGGGCCTTGGAATTCTGGATTCAAGGCTCCCCGGCCAGGGTCATCGGGGATGGTGATGCGGTCTTTGGTGCCGGCCCTTCCGCCGCCCTCGATCTGCGCGGCTGTGCAGATCACATGATCCGGTGGGTGGCTGCCGCCCTGGGTACCCACCTGCCGGAGCCCGAAGCGTGGATCTGTTCCCGAGTTGATGTCACCGAGAATCTGGCACTTGCCAGCCTGGATGAAGTGATCCAGGCGCTTTCGATCCTTCGTGATTGTGAGGGCGGCCGGTACCGGGTCAGCCAACAGAAGGGCGACACGGTGTACTGGTCCCATGGTTCCACCATCCGCAGCGGCAAAGCCTACGCGAAGGGTCCGCACCTGAAGTACCTGATGAAAAAGCCGGACTACACCGGCTGCCCCTACACGGCGCGTGATATCGCAAACGCGGATCGTCTTTTGCGCCTGGAATTAAAGCTGGCCCGCGAGTGGTTCCGGCGAAACGACTGGCTGACGCTAAAACCAAAAGACTTAAAAGCTGAGTGGAAAAGCTACTTTGACCGAATGATTGGAGACGCAGAAATGGCTACCGAAGATGAATTGAACGAGCGCGTTTATCAGGTGGCGCCCACGGAAGGGCAAGCACGGGCAGCCCTTGGATGTTGGGCGTTGATCCAGTCGCGCGGCTGGGACGGTGCTCGGTCGTTGAATAGTAGAACCACGTGGTACCGCAATTTAAAGATTCTCCGGGACGCAGGTCTCGGCGATGCCGATCTTGCCAAAGGCAAGGTCGTTCCGATCCGCCGTCGGGTCATTGAGGCCTGCGCGGTGACTTCCTGGGCGCAACTGCACGCCGCTTAAAAATAGGTAGAGACGTTATGAAAATTGAAATTATCAAAGGCCATGAGCAGCCCATTTCGCGACTGATCAACACTCAGAGTGGCCAGAAAACGATTCACGAACAGACTGCGTACGCGCACACCGGTGGCGCTTTCCCGGTGGAATTTAAAATCCCGTTGAACAGCCATGGCGACGCTTACCCGGTCGGTGAATACACCCTCCACCCCGGTTCGTTCAACGTTAATCGGTTCGGCAGTCTGGAAGTAAACCGATTTGAAATTCGCCTCGTCGCTGAAAAGCCGCAAGCGGCTGTAAAAAGCGCGTGATTTTTGCCAAGCGGAGCGCGGAGGGCCACCGGCCCGGAGGTCCGAGGGACCGTTACCCGTATGGGATGAGACCCAGGCTCATCGATGTTATGCGCCCTGTGGGTTTCCCGCACGGCTCAGTTACAGAGTAGGGCCCGTTCCGCAGGACGGACACAACCGTTTTTAGAACAGGAAAAGCAATGGAATTAATAGCGTGTGATGGTCAATGGCAACAGGGCCCCGGCGGAGAAGTTATCTGCGCTGGCACGCTACAGAACGTCCCCGGTGGTGGTCCTTTTGGTTTGCCACCGATGACGTACGACGATGCCAATATGCTTCTAGCCTCTATCGGCATCCTTTGGGCTGCGGTGTTCTGCGTTCGGCAGGCTCGCAGGTTGTTTTAAACCTCGCGTGGAGAAACGTCATGGATTTTACCGGCGTTGATACTGCGATCACTGGTGCACTCACCGACCTGTCTCCGATTGGTCTGGCTGTTGTGACTGTGATTGCAGGCATCTGGGCGTTCCGGCAAGTCAAGGGCATGCTGGGACGTTAATCAGGGTGGCCCCTTCGGGGGCCATTTTTATCTCCGAGCGACTACCGGTCTTTGGGAGATAGAAATGGGAGGTGATTATGGAAGGGGATTTTGGTCCGTGGCTTTACTTCTTCGTTGTGCTGGTCTCGCTTTGGGGCTTGCTTTCTATACGGTAATAGCCCCTCAAGCTGCCCATGGTGCTACGTTTCCGATTCAAACCTGGACCGCTTACTGTGTCGGCGGTGAGAATGATGACGGCCAACAGTTCACGGATTGTTCTTATCAGCGTACCGGAGGCACCAGCTTCGAGGTCCTTACTCAAGAGTGCAATCGCACGGTATCTTATGAATACAATTACGTTTGTCGGCAGACTGATCTTTCCAATGGCAATCGTTCGTTTTTTCGTGGTTGGTGTGAGGCTTCTCATCTGCATCCAGTTCAGCAGCAGAATGGCGGTTGGGCCTGCACGGACGAACCTCCGCCACCTCCTGAATGCCCTCTTTCGCCAGGCACTACTGCATGGTTCGATAGCAATCTAGCTACTATGTGCGCTCAGAACTGTGAATGGACAACGCCCCCCGGCGGCACGCTCGCTATATGCCTTGGTCCTGACGGCGCTGATTGCCGATACACCCGGAAATACACTAGTCAGGACCAGTACTGTGAAAACCCTTCCGGTCAGCCTGAGCCCGTTCCGAAGTCCACTTTTGAGGAATACACCGACGAAGACGGCTGTTATTACGACACCAATGGCCAGAAATTTTGCAATGTTCCCCCGGATAGCCCCTGCCCGAATTACGTGGTTATCGAGGGCAATACTTATTGCCGTGGTGCCGAACCCGACGACGGCGAACCGGACCCGCTTCCGGATCACGACAGCGACGGCGACGGCATCCCCGATCGTCACGACGATAACCCCGATAATCCCGACGCCGACGGCGACGGCACCCCCGACGGCGAGCAGGACGGCGACGGTAACGGCATTCCAGACGGCGATCCCGGTGGCATAGCCGACGATGGCGAAGGCGACGGCAATGAGCCCGGCGACGGTTACCACGACGGTGGCACCTGCGAACCCGATGAGCGCTTAGAACCCGAGTGCTCCGAGAACATGGACCCCATCCAGTGCGCTCTCGCGATCGAGCTTTTCCACGTCCGTTGTGACGCCACAACCGAGCATCGGGATTTCGTCGGCGATGAGGAATATCTGGAAGGCCCGTCGATCACGAGCGGCGAGGATGGTGACGGCGACGGCCAGCCTGACAATGCCATCCCCGGCGCGACGCTCGATGCCGGCACTGTCGTCGCCGGTCTTTCAGAGGACACCATCAGCTTCGGCAATCTCGCTTGCCCGGCTGATCGCACCTTTTCGATGCCCGGCGCCTTCGGCGGCTCTTTTACCCTGTCCTGGGAGCCAATCTGCGACTGGGCCGCCATGGTCCGGCCTATCGTGATCGCTCTCGGCTACCTCATGTCCGCGCTGATCATCTTGCGCAAATTCTCCGGAGGATCTGACTAATGCCCGCTTTCCTGCAAACCCTCGGCGTCTGGCTGTTCGGCGCGATCAGCGGCATGGTTGGCCGTGTGCTGGTGTCCCTGGGTATGGGCGTCGTGGCCTATACCGGTGTCGTTGAACTCGGCGACCAGCTGGTTAACCTGGTCAGCCAGCACTTCGGCGCTGCGTCCGATGTCCTGGCGCTCGCCAGCATTGCCGGTGTGGACGTGTTCATCAGTCTGGTGATATCCGCGCATCTCGGCCTGCTGGCCTGGATCATGGTCGCCAGCGGCTTCAAGCGCCTGTCGTTCATGGCCGGGCAGGGCGCTGAATAATGTTCGCCCTGGTCACCGGAACACCTGGCGCCGGCAAGACGTCCAGCACGTTGCTCCGCTTTAAGGACGTAAAGAATCGCCCTGTGTTTTACAGGGGTATCCGGGATTTGAGCCCAGACCTCGGCTGGTTCGAGTTGACCGATGATCAAGCGAAGGACTGGCGTCAGAACGTTCCTGAGGGCGCAGTCGTTATTATCGACGAAGCGCAGCAGCTGTTCCCGGTACGTCCTTCCAGTCGCCCGGTACCCGATGGTTTAACCGCGCTCGAAACGCACCGTCATTACGGCTATGACGTGTTTTTTATTACGCAGGAGCCCGGCCTGCTGGACAGCCACGCCCGCAAGATCGCTAACGAACATTTCCACTACGTGCGCCCGTTCCAAGCGCCGATGATCACCGAGTACCACTGCGGTACCGGCGCCATCTCACCGAGCAACCGCGCCGATCTGGCCCGCTGCTCGCAGAAGCGTAAGCCGCTCCCTAAAGCGGCGTTCGGCCTGTATCACTCCGCCGAGGTCCATACCCACAAATTTAACCCGCCCAAGATGCTGTACATCCTGGGCGCCCTGGTCCTCACGGCTGCGGGTGCGTGGTGGTGGTTCTTTAGCAGCTTCAGCATTGGCGGCGTAGATCCCGACGCTGCAAAACAGACGGTCGAGCAGGGCGTACCCATGGCGCCAGGCACAATGCCCACACAGTCACCTGGCTCCTGGGCCGAGCTGCTGACTCCTGCCGTCTCCGGCGTTCCCTACACCGCCCCGATCTACCGCGAGGCCGCTATGAACGTCCAGGCGGTGCCGGTCGTTTCCGGATGCATGGCCTTCCGGCCGAATCAGTCCGATTGCCGCTGCTACACCCAGCAGGGCACTCGAATTCGGGATATGTCCTTGTCGATGTGCAAGCGCGCCCTTGCCGACGGCGTTTTCAACCACCTCGCAAGCGCCGATCCGGCGCCATCGCGTCCCCCCGATGAATCGCCTTCTCGGTCATCTGGCGACAACGGCTAGCGGCGGGCGAGGGGAGGCGGAGGAACGACGCACCCCCGCCCGCTGTTAGCCGTTCCCCGCGGCTGTCCAAATCCCATATCTTGTGCGCCTGGCGTTAACCTGGCGCACCACATCTTGTGTTTGGTTTAAACGTCGAGGAGGTACTGAACCGGGGCGCGGTGCTTTCGTTCCAGCTCCACTTTCAGCTGCTCAACGATCCAAAGGCTCATTACGTCGCCGGCGCTGTATTCGACGCCGGCCGGGTCGATCAGAAAGCTTCCGGATATTCGCCAGTGTGACCAGGTCGGGCAGTCTGTCGGCAGTCGGCCGTGTCGATGGATGGTTAGGAGTTGGAACGCCCAGGCCGGTGCCTGGTTGGATCTGAGGTATTTCCGTGCGGTGCTGATGTGGACGCCGATCAGGTCGGCTACTTGGCGGGGGTGCAGCCCGAAGGCCGCTGTTCTGAAGTCCATGTCGATCTCCCGTTATCCCGGAAGATCATGCTACTTGACGCTTTAACCCGGGCCGATCCTCTATTGAACATAATATACATTACACGTAGTCATAAATCTGGGCCGGTGGGACGAAGCGCTCTCAGAATCCCTGTCCTTTCGGCGGTTCCAGCTTGTCCCCGGGAC